TTGTTGGTAGGGGTTGAGTCCGATGAGTGCAGCGACCTTGGAAGCGGAGATTTCGGGATTGAAGTTTGCCATTGTAACGATGATATACAGTCATTTATGGAACCCAAATCCATTTTAAGCAAAGCTCTGCTTCATACGAACAATCGCATCAATCCATCCAGGCATACCCTGAAGGACATTTGAAACAGCAACTGTTGTTCCTGATACAACGGTAGCATCAAACGTAGTGCCCTCACAGACAATCACGATAGCCGCGAGGAGTAGATGTTGTTTAGACTTTGCTTCTGTAGGACTCCATCGCAGACAGTACATCTTGTAAAGGACTTCAATGACGGTCTTCGCGTTGAGTTGCGCCTGCTTTCGGACGGCGTCCCAGAAGATCCAGACTGGGTGTGCTCCATGGGGTTCTGACACAAATTCATCAAATCGGTTTGCAAAGATGAGTGCTTGCTTGGTTTGTTTCTTATGCTCTCGGCAATACGCAAACACCCAGGCCATCCAATACAGCGCCCTTGTCGCATCACGAACATCGGATCGTAAGCAATAGACAAATTCGTTGAGTGGAACTGCGACTGGCAACGGGTCAGCAGGTCGAAGAACGAGACGCCCATACAACTGGGACGGCGCTTTGAGATGCTCCTGAATGGTCTGAGGGTCAAAATCATGAAGGGGTTTGATTGTTGGAAGTGACGGCAATTTATTTTTGCGACACATGGACAGCGTAGCAGCAACCTCACAGATAATCTGCCGAACGTCTATGTTGTTACGTATGCTTGTCATGTTGCTGATCGAAAAGGCGTGTTCCATCGGAGCATACCGTTCATATGCATTTGCCAAGTACAGAAAGACGTTGGGGTTTGCACGGTTGATGTGAAGTGCTGCTGCATCAAAGAAGGTTGCCCACAGACTATGGACAAGTCCAGAGCAAAGGAGTTCAAGCGACCAATAACATGCGTAGTCTGCGTGACCGAGTTGCACGTTCTGAAGGAGAACCTTCACTACGTGGGATCGTGGGTGACCACAGAATGTTGTCTTTTGAAAATCTGAAACTGAGCGAGGATCTGAAACCTCCATTACTTTCATGTTGGCGGATAAGCGGGTGTGCTAAACGCAGCCCTACGCCGCATGATGTATCGTACAACCGTGATAATCGCAACAAGCGTCGCAGCAACAATCAACCAGTTAAGAAGGGTGTCAAACCAAGAAGAGGATTGCTCAGCAGTCTCGATCTGCTTCTTCTTGTCCATATTCATCTGATTCCGAATGTTGTCGATCTGCCTCTCAAATGCAGACACTGAAAAACGAAGGTCATCTTCAACAGAAAGAACCTTGTCCTTCACGCCTGTCACAACATCAAGTGTTGACTGCTGCTGATTGATATTGTCCTGAAGAAGTTGATATTGACGCACATACTGATCAATCGTAGGTTGCGCTTCAACCTTTGCAATCCTCCGTTTCTCATCGTGTAACCAAGTATCGCCCTTAACCAGTGTATAATATGAGATGCGCGCTTGTTGATAAGAATCTGGCGCCTGATCGCGAATGTTCTCTGCATCTTCAAGTTCCTTGAATGCTGTCCTTACCTTATCGTGCTTATCAATCTTCCCATTTGCAATGGTCATCTCATTGTTGAAACGGGTTACCTCCGCTTGATAGACATCTTTGTTTGGCAAAGTTAGGTAACTCGCCGCCTCACCCTGATACATAGGAACGGGGTTCAGTTGAGCGCTGACTTCTTTGTTTCCACTGTACACGCACTTCAAAATTGTACCCTCTGAAGATAGCTTGAAACTATGAAGAGAGGGACACGGGAGTATACAAGCGTTTCCGCTTGGGGCCATCACAAACTCAGATGGACAGTTCATTATCTACTACTCAGATAGATTCCCACAGAGGTTCCTACACATAAAGTGAGAAACACAATGTTCGTCGCATAGGCGGGTGGGATTAGGACAAACTCCATTAATGCGATAAAGATCGTAAACAGCGCAACCTGAATAACTGCCATATTTGGTAGTTTAATCGCCTTTTCGCGGTCTTTCTTGACAGGGTTAGGTTGGACATGTGGACGCGGGACCTTCAGACTGTCTGAAACGTCTTTTAGTTTTTTGGTCGCATCTGAGACTGCACTGAATCCAGCATACTCAGTCTGGATACGAGCGTGGTCAGCAACTGTATTACTAGTGGGTTTGCTCGCATTCTTATCGGCAAGTGCAGCATCTTGCAAAGCCTTGGAGATTTTACACGCAATAACAACTCCATCTGAGTTTCGCTCGCAATCCATAGCATTTTGAGGTGGTACTGCTAACATCCATGCGGGACGACTTCCACCTAGCGGAGGTTCCATGCACTTCGCAATATAAGGAAGACTACGAGGATCTCCACCCGCAATCACAGCATCCCTAAGTTTCTCGTGAAACTGCTTACACTCGTCCATTATTTAACGGTTGGGAATATAAGACTTGAAGGCGCCGAGGATAGGCATCACAACCCTCACATCGCGACTCGCCTGCATATCCCTCCATCCCAGAAGGTTAGGGATTGCCGCCTGGTTCTGCGACTGGTAAGGAGCAAGCGTAGATGCCATGCGGATAAAGCGAGTGTGCTCAGATGCGTCACCAACCATCATACGACGAACTGGGGGATTTACTTGACCATAGGGAGAAGTGGGCATTTTGTTTTAGGAACAAGAAGATAATGAGTCTACCCGGTGACTTCGCCCAACTGCTGGAGACATACAAAGATAACTACGCAGCATATCGCGTAACTGGAAACATGTCGCAGAAAGCGATTGCTGATTCCGCCCTTGCCGCAATCAAGAAGACGATTAAGAATGGTCAGAAGATGCTTGATGACAATACACAAAAGATCGAGGAATTCCTTGACAAGTATTCCAAGGAAAACCCTAGGATTGAAGAACTCCATAAAAAGTCACAGACAATTCAGAAGATTGGTCCCGCATTAGAGGACGAATACAACGTCTCAAAGCGTCTAAATGCCGCACCTCAAGTTCAACCTCTATCAGAGACAACCCTCTACATAAAAGGTGCTGTAGTGGTTGGACTGCTCATCATTGTGGGAATCGTTGGCGCCTTGTAACCACCTTTCCACAGTAGAACAAAAAAGAAGACAATCGATAGAAGTGCCAAACTCAGACCATACCAGAAAAAGACCGCCTTGAACTTGGCGTCTTCATGAGAATGGATCGCGCGGAGAGTTTCAACTTGGTCTGCATCTCCGATGATTGCAGTGTATTCTTTTTGGATTTTGACTAGTTTTCGGACAAGATCGTTGCGAACAGTTTCGATATGCCCCGCTGTTTCCTTGACCTTTGCAAGTTCCTTAAGCATCTCATTTAGGATCTCTGACAGTTCAATGTTTACTTCTTTGAGATGTTCTACACTCGGGTTAGGCGATGCAATTAGAGTGTCATACTCATTTTTCTTTTGTCGGTATTCTATCTCTAGGGCGTCCATTATTACTCTGCAGCATTTACATTTTCAACGCAATGACGATAATACAGACTACGACCCGCTGTATCTGAATGACGAGTGACCTCGATGACATCTCCAGGTACAGCACCAATCCACTTGACCATTGTGTCCTGGGAATCAATCGCCGGCAGCGGTTCAGGAGAAGAAATCTTGTACAACTCGAAGATCTTCGCCTTCTCCTCCTCAGACAGAATACGATGAGGCATTGCCATGCGGTGAGTCGTGATGTCAAACTGAAGTTGCCAGATATGGAAGAAGGTCAGTCGGTTCTTGGAGTGGGACTTCACCAGTCGAAGAACATTGTCTGAAGGCGCTGACATTGCGACGATCACAATCCCAGTTGTGTGTCCGTTCTCCTCTGCGAATGTAATGATGTTTGTAATGTCACCTGCAAGAACCTTCTCCTTCTTGCTGAAGCACACCAGAATGGTGCCAATCGTGTAGAGTTTGACCTTCTCCATCTTCTTATTGTCGGTCGTGATGGTCTCCGTTGCCGTATCTAACTTACGACGCTCAAACATAGTTCGCAGAGTAGACAGCGCGGTCTCGATACGGTTGTCTTCCTCCATTGTGTATCCTCTCTTCTTACAGATTACACCATTCGTTTTTTTCGAGCAGTTGAACAATGAAGCAGTGGGTTTGGTTTTTACTCGCTCTTTTGATTGTTGGATTCGTGATGAAACTCCTTCCCGGAATGGAAAAGTTCTACGGCGGTCCGCCTGAGTCAAAGATGATCGACACGAGTCAGCAGAAGCGTGCGATGGCAAATGCAGACTCATCATATGCTCAGAAGACCAATCACTTTGTGATCCCTAGCAGCGTTGGTGATGCGGTCGGCATGACTACACCGTGGCAAGTTAATCAGTGGAGTTCTAAACTTTAATCGACGCGTTAGATAATGAGGGGAAAGGGTCAGTGTGGATCAAAGGCGTGTGATGACGACGCCTATCTTGCCGAGATGAAGAAAAAGACCGAGGCGCTTCAGAAGGACCAGAACACTCGTATGAAAAAGGAGATGAAGGGCGTTGCTGATGAGATAAAACGATCTAAAAAGTTAGGTGAGATGATCACCAACCCAATGCACAAGGATACAACTCTTGAGGAATTGAATAACCTTGGTGGTCGTAAGACCCGTAGGCGAAGGCGCCGTCGTCACACTCGGCGTCGTTAAATATCTAACGCCATCATCCTAGGAGTAAGCGGTTCAGGTTTCGTACCGTTCTCGCGATGACGAACAACGTCATCCCAGAACGCCTTCAAATCGGGCAGATGAGTCGGCAACCACTCGGGGTCCTTTGGAACAAAGTCCTTCTTAATGTCCGTGAGAACCCAGTAGACATACTGATGGTCATCCGTGAGTGAGGACTGCCACTCGTGGAGATCAAGGTTATCGGGCTTGTAGTCAACCGTATCCGCGACAGCAAAGACACCCTTCTTAAGCGTGCTTTCATCCCACGCCGTAAAGTTCACCTGCTTGAATCGAAACTCAACATACTCGCACTCATCAATCCCCGTGCACTCCATCTGCATCTGCATTTGGTCCACGTAGTAGATCGGGATTTCCTCCTTGCGAACACGAGTCATCGGGCACTTAAATTCGACCAGACGCCCATAACGCAGAGGATCGGAATCTGCAAGTCGGGGAACAATAAGCCCATCAGGAGAAGCGCCCAGAAAGTCATAGACCGGATGTCGGCAGCACCCTACGTCTATAATGTCGCACGCCGTCGTATCCTCGTAGATCTTCTTTGCTACGGGTTCAAAGCGAGTGCCCCAGATCAATGCTGGAATTGAATTCATCCCCTCTGCTCGAACAGGCGGTTCAAGTTTCTTCATAAGTAACTCAAGACGAGATGCGAGAGACGTCCAGACCTTTGACACCTCGGACGCAGTGATCATTGTACCTCGCTGAGTCAACCAAGCGTCTGTTCGCTGATCATTCTTGCCGTATAATCGAATGACTCTCTCGAAGCAACGATCACGAATCCACAGGCGACCCAGCTCGCTCGTCATCAGCTTCTGCACCAGTTTCATAACTTCCCTCTTCAGTTGGGTGTAGGAAAGTCCCGGTTGAAATGAGCGACATAACGTTATGAATTGACGTAGCCGGATGTTGAGGTGTGTGTACGGTCTGTTCTCTAACAGATAGGAAGTCAACGCTTCCTCCATTACGGGTCTCTATCTTGCTCTCCGAAAGTTCATTTTGTCTCCGGATCAACCGCATCTCAAACTCACCTGCACCCATTGTTCCGAACTCATTAGTACGCGAGAACATCTCGTCATACATCTTCTTGAACTCATTCTCATACTCGTCCAACTTGTCAAGTGGAAACCCAGCGTCCTCAATCGTTGGCAAACAATCGCCCTCTTTGAAAACAGGATCAGGGAGAGGAGATTGATCACGAAGCATCTCCAGGAAGTTAGCGTATTCCTTGTCACCCTC